GCCCGCATCGCAACTCTGGAAGCCCGCCAATGAAACTCGACCTTTCTCTCAGCGAGATCAACGTCATCATGCAGGCGCTGGGGCAAATGCCCTACGCCTCCGTGTTTGAGCTTGTGACCAAAATCCGCGAGCAGGCGCAGGCCCAACTCGCGCAGCAGGAGGCTTCTGATGCCTAACACCTATACCTGGGTCATTGAGGCGATGGATTGCGTGCCTCAAGAAGACGGCGAAACCGATGTGGTGATCACAGTGCATTGGCGCCAGAACGCCACCGATGGCACATACAACGCCACTGTGTACGGGACTGTGGGCCTGACCTACACGCCGCGTTCCCCGTTCACGCCGTATGCCAACCTGACGCAGGATCAAGTTGTTGGATGGGTGCAGGGTGCGCTTGGTTTTGATCAGTGCGCGCAACTGGCGGCGAACCTTGATCAGCAGATCGCCGCGCAGGTCAATCCGCCCGTGGTTACGCCGCCCTTGCCTTGGGCCGCCTAAAAGGTTTCTGCATGGATGTCGCAAGATCTCTACAACATCCTCATCGGGGTCAGCAGCGCCGCTGGTGGTTGGATCCTTAAAGTGTTGTGGGAAAGCGTGCGATCCCTTCAAGGTGACATGAAGGAGATCGAGCGCGAGATCCATACCAAGTGTGTGACTAAGGACGACTATCGGGTAGATATACAGGAGCTCAAGGACATGCTGAAGGCAATCTTTGAGCGCCTTCAGCGTAAGGTAGATAAGTGATGCAAACGGTACAGCGGCACATCTTGTTGGTTGCTATCTACACGCTCGCCGTTGTCATGCTTGCTATGGTGTTTGTGCTGCTGTCTGGTTTATTCGATCCTCAGGTCAATAATGACAAGATCTTTGAGGTGCTAGGGCCTGCCTTCTCAACCATTGTTGGGGCTCTTGTCGGCCTGCTCGGTGGCCTGCGTTTGACGCGGGCTTCAGAGGAGCGCGACTGATGGACCAGCTCTTAAATCTTGTAAGGACCGTAGCCCCCACGATCGCCTCAGCGGTCGGTGGTCCTTTGGCCGGCATGGCGACCAGGGCGATTTCTGAGGCCCTGCTGGGCAAGCCAGACGGCACTGAGCAGGAGCTTGCCGAGGCCGCAGCCAAGGCCACCCCAGATCAGCTGCTGGCCCTCAAGCAGGCCGAGCAAGATTTTGCCGTGAAGATGCGCGAATTGGATATTGACCTGGAGCGGATTGCTAATGCTGACCGCGACAGCGCACGGAACCGGGAAGTGGCCGCCAAGGACTGGACCCCGCGTGTCCTAGCCGGGTTGGTTACGGGTGGCTATTTTGGGGTGCTGTTTTATATGTTGATCAATGGCCTTCCAACGCACGGCGGGTCTGAGGCCATGTTGGTGATGCTTGGCACTTTGGGGACGGCCTGGGGTGGCATTATGGCATACTATTTTGGCTCCTCCGCCGGCAGTAAAGAGAAAACAGACGCGATGAATAGGATGGCTCGCAGATGAGTGAATTGTTCCCCAAGGTTCTCAAGTCTGTTCTGAAGCACGAGGGGCTGTGGAGCGACCACAAGGATGATCCCGGCGGCGCGACTATGAAGGGCGTGACGCTCCAGACGTACTCTGATTGGCTCGGGCGGCCGGCAAGCAAGGATGAATTGCGAAACATCCCGGATGACCACTTGGAGGCCATCTACCGCAAGGGATATTGGGCCAAGATCCGAGGCGATGAGCTTGCCGAGATCTCGCCTGGGCTTGCGGCGTGCGCTTTTGACTTTGCGGTGAACAGCGGCCCAGGCCGGGCTGCCAAGGCCCTCCAGAGCCTTTGTGGGGCGGTTACGGATGGCGCGATTGGGCCCAACAGCCTGACGCAGATAAAGGCCTGGGTTGGGATCCTTGGCCATAAAAGCGCAATTGAGGCCTTCCAAGCCTTTCGCCAGCATTACTTGGAGAGCCTGGACACCTTCGCTACTTTTGGCCGGGGCTGGACCCGGCGCGTTGCTGAAGTGCGGGAAGAGGCCCTCAAATTGTCTGCGGGGGCCTGAATATTCTCGGCAGTAAATTGCCTTGCCTTAGCTATGAGGCAGGGGCTATATTTGAAAAACGGCGCAAGCTGAAGCAGCTGCGGAGAGTAAATCCGGCGGAGTCAGCATGGCGTATGTAATGACCTACGACAGTTTGCTGGTCGATCTGCGACGTTATCTTGAGCGTGGCTTTACGCAGGAAAGCGACCAGATTGTCTACGACCAGTTGCCTCGCCTTATCACATTGGGCGAGCGTCGGATTGCGCGCGAGCTGAAGATTGAGGGCTTTATTCGTGCCGTGCAGACGCCGCTTCAGAGTGGCGTTGCGGTCTACTTGAAGCCAGATCGGTGGCGCGACACTGTCAGCATGACGCTCAATGGCGTGCCGATTTTCGCCCGTGCCTATGAGTATTGCCGCAACTATTGGCCAAACGAGGCCCAGACTGGCACCCCGCAGTTTTATGCCGACTATGACTTCCAGCACTGGCTGCTTGCGCCGACGCCTGACGCGGCCAGCACTCTGGAGATTTTGTATTACGAGCAGCCTGCGTTGTTGGGTGAAGAGTTGCAGACGAATTGGCTGACGGAATATGCGCCTGATTTGTTGCTCTATGCGGCGCTGTTGGAGGCGACGCCATTCTTGAAGAGCGACGAGCGCATTCAGACTTGGCAGGCTTTGTATGACAGGGCGGCTCAGGCCATTAGCGGCGAGGATCTGAAGCGCATCATGGATCGCAGCGCCAACAGGAGTGAAGCCTGATGACTATCTACACCGACGTTTTCGGCGGCGCTAATATCTACCCGAGTGAAATCAGCTACAGCTCAATCGCGCTTTCTGCTGATGTGACGCTCAGTTGGCCGGAAGAGACTTCCACCAATACCAATCTGGCGACCAGGATTATTGACGTCACGCCGGCATCTTCCGGCTTGAGCATCATCCTGCCGGATGCCAACAAGACTGGCACTGGCAATACGATCCTCTTCAATAACCGAGGCGGGAGCACGTTCACTGTCAAGAATGCCGTCGGCACGCAAGTTGTCACGATTGCGGGCGGCGAGTTGTGGCAGGTTTATGTTGCCAGCAACACGACGGCGGCCGGCACTTGGCGGTCCTTGCAGTATGGCGCGGCGGCGAGTGTCGCGAATGCCTCTGCCTTAGCCGGCAATGGGATTGTCGCGGTTGGCACTCTTCTCAGCCAGTCTGTCCCGGTCACGACGTTCAACAGCAACTACACGTCTGGAACTGCTGACCGCGCCCTCATGTACAATTGGACTGGCGCGGCTGGGGTGTTTACGCTGCCGGATCCTGCAGTGGTGGGCAATAATTGGTTCCTCTACCTGCGCAATTCAGGCACTGGCGCCATTGTGGCGACGCCGCCGGGTATTGTCACGATTGATGGGGCTGCGACGCTCAGTTTCCAGCCGGATGAGTCGGCCATCATTGTTTCGGATGGCACCAACTTCCACACCATTGGATTTGGGCAATCTGCGACTTTCGCGTTTGACTATACTGTCATTAGTGTTGCCGGAACTGGCACCTACACGCTGACAGGGTCTGAGCTCAATCGTATTGCGTACCGATTTGCTGGCGTGTTGACTGGCAATCGGATTGTCGTCGTTCCGGCGACCATTCAGCAGTATTGGGTCGATAACCAGACGACTGGCGCGTTTACGTTTACGATTGCGCCATCTGGCGGTGGCTCTAGCGTCAGCATTGCCCAGGGCTCTCGCTCTATCCTCTATTGCGATGGAACTGACGTTCTTGAGGCCGACACTGCCGGCGTGTCTTTCCCTATTACAATTGCCCAAGGCGGCACGAATGCCACCACGGCAAGTGGCGCACGGATTAACCTAGGCGGCACTTCGACTGGGATTGCTCTATTTACTGCGGTGGATCAGGCGGCGGCTTGGGCTGCCTTGGGCGTTGCCCAGGCCGGCAATATCAATGGCGGCACGTTCTGATGAAGGCAACGACTGTCGTCCTCAAGTCTGCGGCGGGCATTAAGCGTGACGGTACGCGCTTTGAGGGCGACAATTATATTGACGGCCAGTGGGTGCGGTGGCAGCGCGGCTTGCCTCGCAAGATTGGCGGCTATCGTTCTGTTCAAAAATATCTAAGCGAAA